GTGCTTGACCTGCTGTTCCACCAACAGGAACACCCTGACCCGCTGCTCCGTCCTGACCATCAGTGCCGTCAGTGCCGTCAGTGCCGTCAGTGCCATTAGTACCGTTAGTGCCTGCTGGTCCCTGCGGTCCCTGCGCTCCTTGCGGACCTTGTGGTCCCTGCAATCCTTGCGCTCCAGCAGGTCCAGCACCAATAGCCCCAGCAATAGAAATAGAGTTGTCTGCTACCTGATTAACGGTAACGACTTTAGTGTCAGAACCACCATTAACAATAGACACCTTGATGATGTCACCGTGCTGGCTGGATACTTTTACATTATTAGGCTGGGTTACACTTACAGGCATGGTGCTTCATTACGCGGTTATTGAAACATCTTCGTTCACCTTCAGTGTACCAAAAATCAAAGTAGATACAACTGCTGCTGTCTTCTGCTCGACATCATAGATGTAAAGACCTGATGGCATAGTCTTCATAACAGATGCAGCTACGGTAATGTCGATGAACTTAGCTGTTACGTCATCTGAGTCAGCCGTAACTGAAGCCGCAAAATTTACGTTGTCTGTGTTTTTCACATGGTCCCCTATGTCGGAGTGTCTAACCTCAAAGAGAAACACGTCTCCAGACTTAAAGGCTGCACCACCAGTAGAATTAGTTACGGTGAGACGAAGAGAGAAGGTGTCTCCCTTTCTGCAAGTCACATCTACCCTTGATGAGGTGTCTAGGTTAATCTTAGTTGCGTTACTCATCTCCAAAAATCTCGTTGATTACTTCTTGATTCATTCCATCCTGCTTACCCTCAAGCTCACCGCGATTGCCTTGGCGTTGAGAGATAAGCTTTGATTGCTCAACAGCTTGTTTCTCTACTCTTTTGTCCTTGCGGTCCTCTTTTAGGGTTTCAATCTTTTCTCTAAACTCCTTGTCGTCAGCTTTAAAACCGAGACTTGCTTGAGCTCTAATCATCTCAAGTTCTTTTCTCATCTGGTGCAATGCAGCAGCAACCTGTACTTCGACCTGACCCTTGAGTTGAATCTTCTGTACCTCAACCTGAGCCTCTACCTGCATTTTTTGCATTTCACTCTGGGCGGCCACCTGAGAAGCCTGTGCATTTGCTTGAGCCTGCGCCTGCATATTCTGCTGCTGTTGACGCTGAAGCATCTGCATGCGCTTCTTTCTTTTTACAGCAAGCAGTCTTTGAGCTTGGTCAATATCCTTAACCTGTCTGATTGCCATAGCGTCTTCAAGGTCAATCTCTTTTTGCGCTAGAGTAGCTTGAACATTTTGCTCAAGGAAGATGCGGTCATCGTCAGACATTTCTTGGACGACCATAACACCAAAGTTATACATAGGTAGGTTCTCAAAACTCTGAAGTACACCCATGCTCTTTTCACCTACAGCTTTCTCATAGACCCTATACAGTACTGAGTCCGGTGGGATAACCTGCAAGCACTTTACAATGTCTTCGCACACTCTACGGTACAAAACCATACCCGCGTTTGTAATGTCATACAGGGCATTGTTGCCTGCGGCAAGAGCCTGTTGCCTCACCCCAACCAAAGCATCACCCTTAGGTGTACTTGCATCCATCACCTCGTTGATTCCTGTCGCATCACGAATCATGCGTAAGTAGTGGTTGTATAGATTGATGTACTCGTTGATGTTTCGAATGTTGTTTTCTATTGAGCGGATAGGAGGATTTTGAAACCCACCCTCTGGGTTCTTACTTCTATAGTAGAACACACCAGTCTGCTCGTAGATGTCTTGAATCTCTAATGGCTGTAAATCACCACCTCGTCCAAGCTGTACATTCTCAAGCCCCTCAATATCAACCAAGATTCCGTCCGGCTTAGCCTTAGCTACAGCTTGCTGAATCTTCAGGTGTGTTAGCTGTAGTTGGTCAGCGAATCCAATAACGCTTCCAACAATGGACTTAGGCCGCATGCGACGGATGTTTGTACAGGCAACACTGTAAGAAAGCCTAGCCTTGGTAAGGTCGTGTACATTCTTGGGCACATTCTTCTTCATGCCGTATCCAAAAATCATGCTAGTCCCGACGACGTAACACCCGCCGTAGATGGTTTGATTCTCCATCTTGTATGGCTGCCTGTCATACACAGAGCCAGCTGACTCCTTGTACTCACCACCCTTAAAGTAGAAACCAGTATTCCCGAACTGGGACTCCTTGCTTTCGTAATACACGCAGTCAACAGACAGGAACTCAAAGTCCATGATGTCTATTAGATAGTCGTCGTATCCATGGGTGTAGCCACCGGCTCCCCTATCGTAACTCTTTACACCAAACAGACTTTTATCGTTGTACTTCTTGCCCATTACCCCCTTGGCAATCTCCTCATACTGAGATTCAGTGAGCTCATCTCCAGCCATTCGCTTCAACTCCTGAATGCTAATTCTTTTAATGTGACCACCGTACACAATGTCAGACATCGTAGGGTCTTCTGTGTAGCTATGAAGGAATGTAGATGGGTCTACATACTTCGTGGTTATACCATAGTTGGGGTCGTTATCTCTTTTAATGACACCCATTCCACACACCACCAAATCCTCTACAGCTCTGCGATAAACTGTCTGGTCAAAGTCATTCCAATCCAACGTGAGTGAAGTAGCTAATTGAGCAGCAATCTCCGCATTCGTTTTCATGTTTTGCTCCATGAATATCTCAGCCTCCTCTGTTGTATCCGGAAGGATGTCCGGGTCAATCTGAGGCTGAAGGCCCATTGCCTTTGCTTCCTTGAGAAGCTCTTTGTCCTCGATTGATGATTCGATAGCAGCGCGTGCCTCGTCCTTCTCACCCTTACTTACAGGGTCGATAGCATCAATAGACGGATAGGGCTTTCTAGATAGAATCCTATTGACAACCACCTTGACAAACTTAGGCACGATAGGAACTGGGCTCCAGTCAAGATTAAGCAATGTCCCGTCTCCGTTGTTGGGGTCGAGTGCGTTTAGAATCTGCTTGTAAACAGAGCTATCTTGCGTGCCGTTTGCGTAGTCACGGTTCTTTTCAAAATCATGCAGGCGTTGCCGCAGTAAGGAACCCGAATTGTCGCTTTTCCCCCATTGACTCTCAATAGCTTTCGCATACTTTAATCCGTAAGAACGGTCTGATTTCTCTAGCGGTGACGCAAAGGGGTCAGGGAAATTACCGTACTTGTTATTTTTGCTCCCTTGGGTCATGAAATAATTTGTTGGACTCAAGTGCAAATATAGTGATATGCGGCAAGCCTTAGGTCAGCTTGTATCTTCTGAAGAAAACCTTATCCTCAAGCTTAGGTACTGCTTTCTTTTGCTTTACTTTTTGAGCTGCTAAAAGAGCAAGACCAGAACTGATTGATAGGTCATACTTCGTCCTCTTGTCAATCTTAAATCCAATCCAGTCTTCCAGAGTCCTATTGAAGTACATGCGCCCGGGTTCACCCATCTCATTCAAACCAACATACTTGTGTATGTAGTCTTCTATCGCTGATGCGTGTGCTTGAATTACATCCTGTGAATTAGAGGGAATGCCCTTAGTCTTCACGTTTGCAGATGATGACGTTGACCTTAGGTGTTCTGGCCTGTCCATCACATACCCATCGTAACCCCTTGCCTCAAAGTGTCTTACGATACCGTACTTGTTGTTCTCTATCAGTAGTGGGTAACCGTAGAACACAGCAGCCATAAGCACATCCTCATAGAAGATTTTTGCCATAGGTGGGCGGCTTGCGTACTCAGCTACAAACATGTTACTGGCGGCATCCATATTGAACTTGTTGTAGATGTGGCAAGCACCCTTAGATGACCTACTGTCTACTGTAGCGTCGAGGTCGTAAGAGTCAACCCCACCACAACCCATATCGCCATTTGGTGGAACCCTCCTGTTTCTGTCCATTGACATGGTGCTCCTCTTGCTTTGCTCTGGCATCCATGAAACATACCACCTTCCTTGATGGTTTGGTAGGAACACAACCTCAGTGTCAGGTACCCCACCCTTCCATTGGAAGTTTCCCCTTACCACTGGATTAGGATACAGCGAGTCGTTGTGTTCTACCTGCTCGTAAATCTTTCCGATGTTAAACAGGCTACCCTCTACACTATCCCTGAAGGCCTCATCTGGAGTAAACGGAAACTGCCTAATGGTTTCATTCAACTCCTTAGCATCATTCTTCAAAGCATCTCTTTCATTCTTTAGGAATGTCTTGGAGCCAAAAGTCATGAAGTCCCCATCGAGTGTTTTAATCTCGGAGTGTGGGTCTTCGATAATCGGGTTTCCGTGCACATCAAAGAACCCCTCTAACGATTCGTATGCCGGGATAAAAAGCCTGTAAAGTCCAGAGGCAGTTCTACCATTAGCGTTCCTCTTTGCCGGGTCTGAGTCTTTCCAAATCTGCTTGTATTGAGAGCCACCCTTGTCCATCGGGTTAACGGTGCTACCGACAAGTGCCTTGCCGACAATACGACGACCAACAATAAGACAAGTCCTTTCAATGCGCCAAGCCTCGCGGATGTCAGAAGGCTTCTCCCATTTGCCCGCCTCGTCCATATACAGCATGTGCAGCTTCTCACCGTCGTAAGCATTGTTGGTGGTGTTCTTCCAGTTAAGCACTGTATTGAGCGCGTCACCAACATACGATGTTTTGTTGTTCTTCGTTATCCTTTTAGATGGCTCCCGAAACGCAAGCTCCATACGGGGGTTTGTGGTACCGTCTTGAATTGGTTTGAAGAAGAAAGGGTAGTGCCGAAACATCGACACCACTTTTTTCATGAAGATGTTTTCCTGAGCATCCTTACCAGTCTTCGACTGTATGCCAAGAAGCTTGTCTTTAACCTGAGTAGCTTCGTCAAGAAGAACAGAAGAGCAGATATTAGTGTAACCAGAGCGGCGACACTTAGTGTAAAGCTGGCCAATACAGCGCGGGTCAGCTTCGCACGCAGCCATGTGAAGGAAAATGTCTCTTTGGAATCCCAGATATGAGGGGTAGCCAATGTCAATCTTCGTCCACTGGAGGAGCATGTAGTGCCGCCCCGTGATAAACGTAGGCTCACCCTTATTGTAAAACCAAAAACCTTCCCTGCGCCTTCTAAACTCTTCCTCGATAAATGGACGAAACTTTTCTCGAAACTCCTTGGGCGTTTCGGCCCACTCATCCATGCTTCGAATACGGGACAGTTCTGCTGGCATAGGTAGCCTTTCCCACATCTGCATACTTGCCTCCAGACCTTCTCCTTTGATTCCTTTTGTTGGAGCCTTAGGAAGACCAATGAGAATCCCACCAAGCTCCACGACATCTCCGAGCGTACCGTTGGGACAAATCTTAACAATCGGTTCTTCATAATCATCTATTTTAAATAGGGCATCCATTACATTACTTGACCCCAATGGTTAGACTTGAAACTCGGCATGCCTGACTTAGGCTCTTTTAATTCCATGTAAGCCTCACACTTATCGCACATCACATCGTGACGCGCCTTGCCCTCTATAATCCTAATCGAGGTGTTGGTTGCTTCCTGTTCGTGGCTACAATCGCTACAGATAAACTTTGCCATATCTACTTACTAAATTTTTCAGCAAATCCGCCAGAGTAATCTTTTTCTTGCTCAATGCTTCCGTTTGACTTCAGGTCTTTTACCATCTGCTCAAGCCGCTGTCTCTCAACCAGCAACTCCTTGCAATCAATAGCTGTTTGTTTTATGGACTGTAGTTCGGCTTTACGCGCAGAACCACCGGCCTCAGGGTCAACAGGACGCTTGACCTCATCAATCATGTTGTCTATAGCCAGCTCCATAGACTTCATTAGCCTTTGAGCGGCACCGATGGTTGTGAACTTACTTGACGACATAGAGGACATCATCATCTGTCATGCGATACACAATGCTATCGTCATCCAGTTTCATTTTGTAATCGCGGTCTGGTAAGAAGCCAACCACGTCTCCTTTCCTTACACCTTGTTCGACCATCCGTTTCGATGGGGTAACGACCCGAGCCTCTACCTCTTTTTTCTCTTCATGAGAAACTATGATTACACCACCCTCGGTAACTTCCTCTTCGGTAGATGATTCTATCGGCTCAAGAAAAACCCAATCAGCGAGCATGTGCAACTCACCATTTGAGTTTCGATACGCAATAGCGTGGCTACCCCTAGGGTTTGCGTAATTCAAGACAGCCATGTACACGCCATCGTCTATCCGTAGGTTATCACTGATAGTTACATGATGGTGAAAGAACAGGGTGTCTCCTTTCTTTACTCCGGTCTCAAAAGAATTAGGGGCGGACAGGACTTTCCCATGACAAACACGATGCTCAAATTCATTGAACCTTGTGTCGATGTAAAGCTCCTTGCCTCCTACCGTTACAGTGCCTGTAGTTTTCTCGGGCACCTCAACGAAGAAGTGTCTTAATGATTTCATTCAAAATTACAATCGTACTCAATTAGAACAGGTTGGTTCTCAACCGTCTTCCAAATATACGTTGAATCTTCGTCCTCTAGGTAAACATGGTACCTTCTTACGTTGTACCTGTATAGTGCTGCATCGTCTTCTTTGATTGCACAAACCTTAGCTTGTCCAGCTTTCATCCCGACATAGTACGCCATTGCGTCCTTGGGGTTTGGCCCAACGACAATCTTTCTAATAAGTTGCATGATTTTAGTTTAGGTAGAAACCTAGAAAGCCGTCTTCATCTTCGTTTTCTTCAGCACCTTGAAAGGCTTGAAACTGAAGCGTCATGAACTCCTCAAACTCTCCTGAGTCCCTACAGTTATTTCCGTAAGTCAAACTCCAACGATTCTCCTCTTCTCCTTCCTCTTCAAGAAAACCAAAAGCAGCAGTATATACCAAGTCTCCACAGTGATTGTACTTCTTGGTAATCTCCTCGATTCTCTCCATGACCTCTGAGACTTCAGAGAACATTGCTTTCTTTAGAATATCATCCATGGCATTAAGTGATTGAGAAGATGGAACAGCTAGATGCGGCACCACTTGTTGTAAGGTTAGCATTTACAAGCCAGAACCCTGTATCAACAGCGATACACTCAATCACGTCTCCAATCTTTCCGCCTCTGGTTGCAGAATCACTATCTAGCGTAATCGTGTTGTTGGTACCGCTCTTGGCTTGGTTTTGAATAGCCCTAGAGCTGCCGTCACTTTTGTCAAGGGTGACCTTCCCGAAGAACTTATCACCACTAGCAGACTTGATTCTCATAGCAGTAGACTTCTCTGTTAAGACAACGAACTTTAGATTATCACCAGCAGCACTGATTGAAGGTAGGTTAATAGTACCACCGTTAATTGCGTTAATATCCAAGAGGTAAACGACACTACCGTCACTGGCTTGAATGCTACCGGTATTTGTAAGGGTAGACATGGTAGGAACAGCGGAGTCCGCAGCAATGGTAATCGTGTCTGTTGATGAGTTTCTAGAAAGAGTAATTCCACCTCCTGCATTGAACGTGACAGTCTTGCTTGAACCGGTAGACTGAGCTACGGTAATCTGTGGGCTGGCGGTTCCTGACGTGCTGGTCGTTACAGTTGAAGCCGAGGGGAATGCCCTCTTCTTAATTGTACCATCACTAGCAATAATCAAAACATCTGTTTCGGTTCCGGTAGCCAAGCTGGTTGGTCCACTGCCAATCTTTAGTCCAGCAACTTTTACCTCCGTGGTAGAAAGCGAGAGTGCGGAAGAGTTTCCACTCCCATCTTCAATTACCTTTAGGCTGGATGTAAGGTTAGCGGCATCTGTTGTTTTCAGAAGCCCTTGATACGTTGACTTAATCCTATTTCCACTAAGTGTTCCCATGCGATTAACTTTACAGCAAATATACTACTAATGAGTAGACACCATCCGTCGCGCAGAAGGCGTGACTTTAGCAAATTGAATAAACGATATGTAAAGCGTAACGACCTAAAGAAACTATCGTTAGTACTAAGAGATGTAAAACTTAACTTCGATATAGGACTGGCCGAAGTTGAGACACTTTTGTTCTGTTACGACTACGAGTTCTTCACCATCAACCACCTCTCGAAAGCCATGGGCAAGAGCAGGAAGAAGCTGTATGAAAGGACCGTGTTGCCCCTGAAGCAAAAAGGGTACATAGAAGTAATACATCATGGCAAGGAGGTTGATTCTTACGTCAATGCCCTATTCCATGAGAAGTCCGGTAACGAGCATAGACTCGGTTTGTCTCAATCGGGACGCATGCTTGTGCAGCGAATATACAGAAAGCTAGATGGGGGTGAGCCTATTAATCTTGAGTCTTCTTGAGTGATGAGTCTGAATACTCGGACTCGAACTTCTCGTTGTAACCTAGAATCTTAGAGACGTAATCTCTTGTTTCTAAAGGAAGTCTTTTAATCCAGTCTAAGGAGTTGTAGATATCCACACCCTCGTCTCTAGCCTGATTCAATACACGAACTACGGCAGTGGGACCAAAGTTGTAGGCCGCAAGAGACTTGGCAATCTTAACCTCATCTGAACCCTTGTTCCAACTTCTTTCCATCAACGACTCCATGTATGCACGTTGAGCCATACGGGAGTCTTTAGGATTAAAAGCGTCAAAGCCCTCAGGTATCATGCCTTTCTCCTTCATGTAACTTTCAGTGCCGGGCATAATCTGAGCTAGTCCACGAGCTCCCGCAGGTGACTCAGCTAAAGGATTAAACCTAGACTCCTTAAAGATTTGTCTTTCAAGAATGTCATCAAAACTCTTAGCACCAGACGGTGGCCAATCAACTGAACCGTCCTCTCTCATGCTTACTCTGGCTACCCTTTGATTTTTTTTTTCTCGTTTTACAAGCATGGGCACAATATACGGAATCTAATAGCGTTAAGGATGTAGACAAACCTTTAAACCCCTTCCATTATGAAGAACATCATTTTAATTTTTGCCCTTGTCGCAAACGCAGCTTCGGCTCAGTACATGCATTTCAGAATCATACCTGACCATGACCACAACATGTTGTCATCTTCTGACAACGATAGTGTGGAGTGGGTTGTATTCATCGACGACCTATACGAACCGTCCGAAACTCCAGACTTCAAACCGTTGCGCGAAGCGGAGTGTATTTTTGATTCAGGCTCTACTGTCCTGAACTACAAAACGTACACACTCGGTACTCATCACCTGCTGCTACGCAATAAGATTAGTGGACAGAACATCGCATACGCAGTCCTGCACATTGACTACAATGCCCGAGATTTTAGAATGAGCCGGGGAGGAGTGTTTACAATGTGGATTTTCGAGCACGATGACCCATACGCGGTGTATGCACCTACACGGGAGAATGCGTGGGCTACCCCTTACTTTATTCCGGGGTTGCTGAATTAAAACTTTGCTTTAAGGTCCTTTCGGGTAAACAGTTTAGCAAGCTTAGTAGGATACTTTACAGTACCCCTGTCACCGAAATTTTCGGTTCGATTGAACAAGCCTCTGCTGACAGAAGTGACTCCGCGTTCACCCTCTTCTTTTGTAGGGGGAATCTCGGTGCCTCTGTTGGCACGCTTGTAAATCATTCCCCCGCCATCCATCTCATCTCGAATCAAACGACCCATCGAATCGTATCTAGGGCGGTTTTGCTGCCTTGCCTTCTGAGCTTGCTCTGCTCTTTGCAGTTGTTCTTGGGCTTCACGCTCATCCGTGTCTATGAAGTATTGGTCTACATTTCCATAGTACTGACCTTTCTGTGAGGACTGCCCGGGGGCTGTATATCGAGGTCCGGTTTCCTGAGAGCCATTTTCATCCATGAACCTTTCTAGGAAATTGACCGCATCTTTATTAGGGGTGCCGCTCGCGCTTCCGCTCAGGTCAACCCCTTCGGCCTTGGCTAGTTCCAACATCTTAACGGCATCTTCATTCCTAACCGCTCTATTTCCAACAGAAACCATAAACCCTTTACGCTCGACCGGCCCCTTACCTACCTCGCTTCTCTGAGTAACCGAAGGGGGCGTGTGATAAGAAACACGAGGAACCGTTAGCTCCCCTAACATCAAAGCACCATGGAAATCACCAATCTTCTTGTCAGTCATGTATGTAGTAGCCACTGAAAGCTTCTCCGCATCTGACTTACCCTCAAGACCTTGGAAGTTTTCGTTACCAGATTCAATCATTTGATTGATTGCATTGAGAGCTTGGTCTGGGTTTCTCTTCATGTATCCAACAACCTTAGCGGAGTACTTATTGTACTGCTGGTCAAGAGAGCCATCACCAGACAAATAGTCTTTACCGAAGTCAGACTTAACAAGAGTCTGCTTCATATCATCATCTAAGTCATCAAGGTTTCCTGAAGCGGGGAGTTGGAAGTTGTATGCGTCAATCTTACCGGGGGATTGCGCCTCCTGCATACCTTCGTTATTACGAAAGTTGGAAGTAATCGTTTCTTGAGTTACAGGGTTGTAAGGGCTTGCTGGAGTTTTCTTAGGGTCACCTTCACGCTCAATCCCAACGCCGTTCTCAGCGTAAGCCATCTTACCGCCAAAGGCCATTCTCAATCTGTCTACAGAGCTTCCGTAGCCATACTTTTTTCTTCCGTATTCCATACTGCAAATGTAATCTTAAGTTGTTATCTCAAATCTGTGTCGTGTTTCTTAGAGCCACGAATGTAACTGTTGACTCTGCCCATAGCCCACGCAGCCATAGATGCTCCTCGACGAGAGCCAGACGAAAGCCAAGCACCTTGTCCCCTTCTGTAAACTTTCTTTAAGGTTCCGAAAGAAATTCCGGAACTCTTGGCTTTCTTTTGTAGTGTTGCTCTTGTAGAGCTACTCAAAGGTTTGGCTTTTACTTTAGCCCCCTTCTTAGCCTCTACCCTCTTCTTGAATAGGGATAGCTTGATACGCTTGCCAGACCTGTAGTCCTCCGACATCTTCTTCTTGTTGGCAGCATCCTCCTCTACAGTGGCTTTTATTTCTTTACCCTGTCCGGGGTCAGTGTATCTAGTAGGGAGTCCGAGTCTATACGGTTGCTTCCTTTTACTTGCCATGGTCAGCCACTTTAAACGATGCCTTCTCTACAGCACCCGGATGCGGTTTGTACTCACCCTTCATGAGGTAGTATCTACCCTGCTCCTCCATCCAGTGATATCCAGAGGGGGGAGAGACCGAAACCTTCTTAGAGGAAACCTTCAGCTTTGCGCGTTCTGATTTCTTCGCCGTCTTCATGTCTTCATCTTAGGTTTTGGTAAACCCTTGGACTGTCTCTCCTTCTCCTTGGAGATGATGTCTTTCAATGCCTCGTCTCGTCTTCCGGTAAGGAGCCAAGTCATGGCATACCCTTTCATTACCTTATCAGGAATTGACACATCAGGGAAGGCATCACCCATGTGCTTAGCCATGTCCTTTAGATTGGACTCTTTTGTTATCGGCTTTTTAGTTGGGTCGCCGTTTACCTTGACACCCGTTGAGGCTTTCTTTTTGCTCTTGTATAGCATAACGCAAATATAGTCATTTGGTAAGACCCCATTTGTGGTTGCTGTATCCAACATGAACCTTGAAATCAATGGACTTGACACTCAGCCTCAAGTTATCTTTCTGCTTCTTAATTCTAGCGGGGCTCTTGAACGCGAGCTGTATCAGCCTATCCCGGTGAACATCGCTTCCCCAGATTAGATTTTTATCATTACCCGAAAGAACAACGTCTTTAATACGGTAATCTCTTTTCGTTTTGCCGTCGTGAAGAACGACATCGCACAGGTGGATAGGGTCTTTCATACTCCTATAACGGAGCAAGAATCAAATTATTGCATCTGGTTTTTAGCCAACAGCAATTTCACCTCCTGCACTTCTTTAAGAAGTAGCTTCACGTCCTCTTTCATCTCGGAGTTGTCGGTCTCCAAGGCAATCACCCTCCCCTTCAAGGAGCTGTAGTCTGACTGGTGTTTAATCCAAATCCCAATCAGCGAGCCTGCTATAATAAACAGCTCAAACTGTGTCAATGCATCCATGTTACAAAAGTAGTAAAATGAATATTACGTCAACTCAAAACCTCCGCTCTGTAATTCTCCTTACTTGCTCCTCTCTATAGAAGGGGTCTAGCTCTGCACCGAAACAAATCTGACCCCAGTTAGCCAGCACAATTTGAAGGTCGGTAACTGTAAAGAAGCCATCCCCATTTAGGTCTCCCTCAATCCAGTCTATATCTCCCAGATGCGCAAGCATCAGCATCAAGTCGTTCATACCTACAACCAAATCACCACTGATATCTCCTGCGCAATACGGGTCACCGGTCGTGAGTCCCGGCCTAGTGATTTCAATCATGTTGTGCATGCGTTCAATCTGACCAGTGGTAAAGTGTTGCCTGCATGAATCTACGTAGTAGTCCATGTGGTTATCTGGTGTATAGCTGTATAGTGCAGGAGGGCATATTGGATTTTCACAGCTCCAGTTTAGTTTTGTTGGTGGAGTGTCACAAACAAAGTCTCCTGTCTCCTCGCAATCACCGAGGTCTTGGCCGCAGTTATCTACGTTTCGAAAGACATGCTGTAGGCTTAGGAAATGTCCCACCTCATGGATAAGTGTTTTGTTCTCATCTCTATTATTCAGTAGGTGGTCTCCGAGTCTTCCGAATACACTTGTCTTGACCCACACTCCGTCTAGCGTTGTTTGAGGTGTGTAAGCTGTCCACGCAAAACCAAGTATGCCTTGACAAAAAGCTGGGAACACATGTACATTCATTACCGTCTCCCTATCCCATACGATATCCTCTAGGTAATTATTCATAGAAATAAAGGCAAACCCATTGTAAGGAACGCAGTTAGTGTTGAGTAACGCATAGGAATCCTCGTACTCATCAAAGTCATGGTACTCTATGGATAGTAAATCAAACTCGTACATCGCCTCCTCGAACTCCTCATTCAAATGAGCAGCTGCATCGTTAACGACATAGGTAGGTAGATTGCTGTGGGGTATGCTGTCGGTGTGATAGATATGAATGACGTAGTTGACCGTCTTCCATTCTGGTTCATCTGGAAAGAACCCCATTGTTCTTACAGCTAAATCCTCCGGTTCCCCGAATGTGACACACTGAGAATTGACCCTGCTCACAAACAAGAGGGTAAGCATCCATAGGATGAAGATTGCATGGAACTTATAGCGTGACATGTGGTTGAGTTTAGGGTATAGCATTCCCTCGCACACTATTAGTATTCAACAAGAACGATAGCCACGTTTCCAAAAATGCTGGATGCTGTCGTAGCTATACGTGAGTGCTCCACAAGCACTCTACGTGAAGCGTTCGTTGCTAAGCTTATGCGAAGTTACACGAAAAAAATTAGAAAGTCAAGTGCTTTGACAAGATTAAAACAGTTTGAGCCATAAAAGTAGTACTTACAACCCGCATGCTAATCCGTTTTTTAGGTGAAAAAAGCGATGAGAAATGTACCCCCATGGGATTATACATACATACAGACGCTACGCCGTGCAAACCGAAACGCAATCGCTGACCCCACCCCCTGCAAACGTGTCGTGTTGCCGCCAAACATTCTAGCTTTTTGCTTGCGTGCTCTGCTGGTCTGGTCGATGGCCGTGCTCCATCCGTGGTCTGAGACATGAGGTACAGCCAGCCGATTGATGGACTAGAACCAAAGACCCAAGGCACAATCCACACCCCTGCATTCGGTTGCTCCTATACGCTACCCACAAATGGGGCATTAACATCTGTTGGCAATTAGCTCATACTAGAACAAGATTGATATCCGTTATACACTCAACAACGCGATAGCTAAATAGATATAACATAACCCCTAACACACTGATAATGAATAAGTTAAACATCACATACAAGCGAGGCATCAACACGATGGACTTGACAGCAGAGGGATACGGAGTCATTCAGGAGAAGGTCACCGACGTGTTCGTCGATGGTGAATTCAGAATGTTCATCTCCAAGGACGAAGTGACCAAGGAGTACACTGCATGGGAGGACAATGACAGCGAAATGTTCTCCGGAGGATTGACCTTGAGAGAGTGTAAGGAGAACGTCGAGCGAGTGCTGTTGAAGGAAGCCCGTGAGGACAACCAAGACGCATACGAGGACGCGATACTGGAGCGCAGATACATGCGTAACCTCAAGGATGCTTGCACCACTCCAAGTGAGCGGTTCGAGGCTCAGGAAGCCATCGACATTGCTCAATCGAAGCTGGACACGTTGCAGGCTGAGTACGTTGCGATACTGGAACGCTTGAAGCCATTGATGCCAAGCCACGCAAAGAGCATGGCGCAAATTAGATTGGGTTCTGCACAATAAAGCGAGATTGAGAAGCGTTAACACTATAGAAACAGGGGAGGCAAATCGGTCTCCCCACAAATTGAAAGCCATGAGTAAAGCAAAGAAAGACGTCTACCAGCAGGTCACCGACCGCATCATCGAGGGTCTCCAGACCAAGGGTCTCCAATGGTTCAAGCCTTGGAACGCTGGACAAGGCATGGGTGCTATGATGCCCATCAACAACACCACGGGGAAAGCCTATCGTGGTCTCAACCAGCTGTTCCTCTGCATCGAGCAGACGGCCAATGGCTACGAGCACAACGAATGGTTGACCTACAAGCAGGCGGCTAAGGCTGGCGGCAATGTAGTCAAGGGTTCTACAGGCACTGAGATTGTGTTCTGGAACATCAGCTACGTTGACCCAACGGCCAGCCCAGCTAAGTTCTACCGCAAGGTGACTGACGCTCCTGCCAGCATCCGTCCGCTGTTGAAGAAGGTCTTCAGCCCACGTCTCTGGAACGTGTTCAACATCGCCCAGTGCGAAGGTATCGAGCCACGTCGCAAGCCCGTGACTCCGGTTGAGCCAGCGGAGCAGTTCAATCCAATCGGTGAGGCTGATAAGGTGTACGCAGAGCTGTACCCCACCAAGCACAAGCCCACACTGGGTCATGGTGGAGCCAGCGCGTTCTACGCTCCAATGCGCCATCACGTCCAGATGCCCAAGCCTGAGACGTTCGTGACGAACGATGACTACTACAAGACTCTGTTCCACGAGTTGGTGCACAGCACTGGTCACGAGGATATCTTGAACCGCCTGAACAAGGTGGCCGCCTTCGGGTCTGAGGACTACAGCAAGGAGGAGTTGGTGGCTGAGATTGGTGCTCAGTTCCTCGTCGGTCTCACAGGCATCGAGCCAAAGGATGACCACGTAAACAGCCAAGCCTACGTCAACAACTGGGTGAAGCAGTTGAAGGATAAGCCGAAGATGGCTCTGTCAGCCGCGAACAAGGCAATGAAGGCTGTGGACTTCATCATGGGGGGAGAGGTGTGAGCCTCCCCTCCGCCCTTCGGGGCGTTAACATTAATTCACAAGTAACGCACAATAAAACGAATACATCCAGCGTTACTACTATAGAAACGAGAGAACATGAAAAAATACGACTCAACACCGATTGCATACGCAAGCTACCCAAACACCGGAGTAGTCCGAACTGACCGCAAGTTCCGCGCCACAATCCAGTTCCACACTGGGAGCGCATGGAGCAAAGGGACATGGGCTTGCTCGAAGACGTTCAACAACGAGAGCCACATAGACAACTTCATCGCATACATGGAGAGGACTAAGGGTTGGAACGTCGATGAGGTATGGTATGGAAAGAACCTGACTCCCCTTGAGGACTCTTGGGCGTATGCTGGCGATGCTGTAAAAAAGAAGTTTCACAAGCCTAATGGCTGGAAGGCTAGACGCTCTGCCGGATACTAATTAACATCCGTTAACAACCTGAGCACAATAACAAGAAGCCCTTCTGCGTTATTACTATAGAAGCCACCAATAGATAAATTACATGGGACAGAAAGCAATTCAAATAGACACGATGACATGCGGACAGCACTTCCTTCCCGCCATCTTTAACGGGGACACCGAGTCCCTAGGCGCACACGAAGAGTATCTCTTGGAGCGCGAGGTGAGGTGGTATCAGATGCAGGGAGAGGAGGACTACCCCAACTTCGTTAGCATCGAGTTCGAGTGCACATCAAGCGAGCGATACATGTGCGGATGTGACCTAACAGGGCATCTCGGTGAATGTGTAGAGGTGAAGGTCTTTGTGTTCCTAGATGAGAACTACGTGAAAGATTAACATCCGTTAACAGACTGCGCACAATAACAGCAAACCTGCCGCGTTATTACTAAAGAAGACATCATTAAAAACAATTCAATATGAGAGTTACCACGAAAAACAACAAGGCCTTCACGCCTGATTCCAAGTCAGCCATCATCGCACTTGTGAGGTTACGACGTTCGTCATTCCAAAGCATCTACAAGGTTGAGCAAGCAATCAGAGATGAGTACATCAAGCTTACAGCTAACAGCTTCGGTGTCATCCCAGCAGATTACTATCAACTACAAAAGCCCGTCAACGCTAAGGCAATGGCAAAGGCTAGATTGGCTGTAATTGGGGGGACAAGTACTACTATTTGCAGGCGATTCCTTGAGGTCGTACCAAATATGTCTGACTACACGATATCGCTGTGTGAACAGGGTGAGGCTGTATTAGAGGAGGCAAACGGCAACGGGTCAAGCCATTCAGCTTACAGCAATCGAGTAAGTGAGTATGACCTGAATCGAGTCTTAGAATTTGTCTTGGAGAAGAAGCACCTTGATAACCAAGAGCTACTGGACTACAACGAAGACGTTAAGAGGTCTATTAAACGGGGCAAGTATCTCAAGGCGGTGCGCGAAGGTGACCCTCTGCGTGCTGGGCTGGAGGAAGGTCAGGTGTGCTATGAGTTCACTGATGCCGTGTTCGATGACCACATCGACATGTTCACCAATGTGCTTTTCATTGGTCACCAACTGCGTGTTGTGAAGGATACAGATTGCAACATGTACACCATTCAAAAGCTGACCACCAACGCCCATGAACCATGGAGAACAGTTGGATTCGAGGACAAGTTGTACGATGTTATCGTTGGGTTATCTGGCACATTGCTAAACAAGGAGCTAAGGGCTGTAGAGTCAGCCGTTCGACAATGCGAGCGAGGTCAACCTATGATTCAAGACCTATTCACACCGGATGAGATTCGACAACTGGCTGATACCCAGTGCGTGCAACTGCCAAAGCAGACTACGTTTTCTGTAGTGAAAGTTGGCACAGAGTCTTTCGGGTGCGTTGAATGCTCTAAGGTCAAGCCAGAGGCGAACGTGATTGCATCTGGACTCAAGTATGAGGATGCTGAAAAGTTGCGAGGCTTATCATCCAAAGACGCTGAAGCAAAGCGACGAGTGGAGAAAAAAGCCAATCGCATCAACAACATGAGAGAACAGCTCGTTCAAGAAAGGGCTGAGTTGGTTAAGCTGGAAGAGGAGCAAGAGCAAGCTGAAAGCAACTTGACTAATCACCAGAACCAAATACAGGCGGCATGATATTCGATAACGCACACAACCCATTCATCGAGCTTGACCTATCGAAGGAAGAGCTGGTGGAAGCATACAACTTCTTCCAAGGAGTTGACCTAGAATCCCAGATGCTTGTAGCTGATGCACTTGATGCTAAGTACAGCTTGATGGAGTTAATTAACATCCGTTAACAAACGACGGACAATATCTCAGAACACGGTGCGTTCTAACTATAGAAACACCACAAAAACAATTCACCATGATTAAAATCATTTTAACAACAGAAGACGGATGGGACTGCGCTCCCGCCATCATGGAGGTATCCGAGCTACTACCACATGCTCGTGAGATGCACTACGAGATTCAGTGTTGCAAGAGAAGCATGAGCGCGAAGGATATGCTTAGTGACCTGAACGATTTCGTTACCGACCTCAAGCAAAGGATAGACGATGCCGCTGAAGAATTAGAAGGAGTTGAATTTCAAACCGTTGAAGATGAAGAGTAAAGCCGCAATCCCAGAGAAAGGTCAGTTGACCGACATGATTATAAACTTCGAGGAGCAACAGTGTACCATCGAAGAGATACTGGAGTTGTTCTCCGTGCTCATCCAGACTGGCATGGCATGGTCTCTTCAGGGTAGCTACGGGCGGTTGGCTCGTCACCTCATCGACCAAGGAAGTTTATCCGATGATGGCACAATAACTCACGAGTTCCTGCCGTTCTAATTATAGAAACCAAAAAACAATTCAATATGAGTATGTTCGATAAAACCCCACGTCACTTCAGCGTGACACAAAACAAGGCCACCGAAGCCGGAGTCATGAAGATTCAAATCGGAAAGCTTGAGCTGTCAATCACAACGCTCAACGGAATCAATGAAGCTGTGGTGTTCTCAGAGAGCGGAGACCAAGTTTCTGAGACTAAGTTCACAGATTTCAACGAGGTCATCTCGTTATTCTGGAAGCTGGAATCACTCGACATTTAAGTTAAACCCCCAAAAAACAATTCACCATGGGATTAGATATGTACCTGACTCGTAGCCACTATGTGCGGAACTGGAGTCACCGACCAGACAGAGACTACAAGGTCTCTGCGAAGATGAACAACAAGCGTGTACCCTTCCTCGGAAGCGTAGGCGAAGTGACCAGCATCCGTGAGGAGGTGCTGTGCTGGAGAAAAGCCAACGCCATCCACAAGTGGTTCGTTGACAACGTGCAGGACGGAGATGATGACTGCGGGAAATACTACGTAGGTATCGAGCAACTACAAGAGTTGCGACACGCCTGCCTTGCCGTCATCGCATCGCCAGAGCGAGCCGAAGAACTACTACCTACGCAAAGTGGGTTCTTCTACGGGAGCACAGAGTTTGATGAGTACTACTTGGAGGACTTGCGTATGACCGCAAAGACTATCGAGAAGCTCGTGAAACAGCAAATCCAAGCCAAGGACATGAAGCACTCGATGGACTTCGAGTACAGCTCATCTTGGTAATTAACATCCGTTAACAAGCGGAGCACAATAACCCAGAAAGTCTGGCGTTATAGATAGAGAAACCAAAAAACATTTCATTATGAGTGAAGTAAATAGTAATATCGAGTGGACGGATGAGGCAATGATGGCCTTCTGTCAAGTGTATGCAGGCAACATCAATTCGCCACGACTGCCAATGCAAATCAGCTACAAGAAGTATCACAAGCTGAAGATTAATGAGAAGCTGGAAGCATTCAAGCGAGACTGGTCAGAGTACCAGCGTAAGCTTAAGTTTCCCTTCAGTGAGGGAGATGAGCATTGGGTGCTGGGTGGTGATGGCATCCTCCGCTACAGCGTATGGGACGACGTGTCCGAGGAAGACCACATGGCCAACCCCGACCTCAGGTACTTCACCTTTGAGCAGGGCATAGACATGGCTCGTCGCAACGGAATCCTGAACGACTACAACAGCCTGATTGGTCTTCTAAAAGCCCCAACGCCATGAGTTACGAGTCATTCCGCAACAGAGAGACGTGGTTGGTCAACGTCTGGGGTTTTGTTGATGGTCTCGCAGAGACCTACATCGACACCGAGAATCCGAACGACCTAACGGGAGTAACCCCTCAGTGGTGTAGAGATTGCTTCGACATGATAGTCGAGGATACCTACAACAAATTACCTAACGGAATCCTCAAGGACTTCGTTGATGGATGCCTTCAGGCAATCGACTGGCACGAGCTGTCAATGACGGTGAAGGACACAATAAAAGAGCAACGAGAGACGTTGTAGCTGTATAAAACATAACCCCTTTTACAATGAGTAATACAACAGAAGATATGAGCCGTGAGGATACGATGGCAATGCACTTCGAGCTTCACGACAGCAAGACAGTGTGCCGTCTGTTCCTTGATGTTTGTCGCAGGTACGACCTAGGTAACATAGACCAGAGCCAAATGGTGCAGGCATGCATGCTGGTCGCAGACGAAGCAGAAAAACTTGGGTTGCGAGACCCCCTAAAAGAATGGGAGTTATGAATGAAGCAATTAACATGTGGAAAAAAATGTGCAGTAATCTGTTGAAAATGTCACGGAAAACATCGAACTTTGCAAAAGCGGTTCACGTCGAGAGGCAAGCTTACAGCAACCTGATACGACAACAGGGTGTACTGCTTGATGAATACGAAGATTTAGTTAAAGCCTATGAAGAGAACAATCAAGATGCTGATAGCGTCACCCCTACTCCTCCTGTCAATCCTACTACACCCAGTAGTGATACTACAAGGATGGATAATGAAAGAAGTTGAATCCTTTATTAAATAGAATATGTCACAACACAAATTCAAGACCACGAACATCCGTGGCAAGCAATACGTCGAAGTAAACGAGCGTATTAAATTCTTCCGACAGGAAGACCAGTACAAGAACTGGACAATCTCCACAGAAATCAACATGATGGATACCGGAGACGAGTGTATCTGTAAATGCCTGATTGCCGACCCCGAACAACGAGTCATAGCCACAGGTCATGCACATGAAGTGAAGTCATCGAGTAACATCAACAAGACATCCTTCGTGGAGAACTGCGAGACATCGGCTGTAGGTAGAGCACTTGCGATGATGGGGATTGGGATAGATGCCAGCATTGCCTCAGCTAACGAGGTCAAGGAAGCTATCGCTAAACAAGACGAGCCAGAGGATATTGAGCGTGACTACCAAAAGGCAGTGACCTACCTCAAGAATGCTAAAGACCGTAAGGATGCTTGGACTAAGATTGAAAAGCAATCTAAGACTAAGTTCAGCAAGGCTCAGTACAGCAAACTAGTGGAATACTCCGAAGCCTGATGTTGTCAGTTCAATTAGCAGAAGCCGTAGGTAAGGGTCACTTATCATACAGCTCAGTAAAGTACGCACTACAAGACATGCGCTTGTGGGAGATGTACATGAGGGGACAACTCTTCAAAGAGAGTGAAGCCCTGACGTTCGGAAGTATGTACGATTGCCTTCTGTTTACACCGGAGGATTTCGATAAGCAATTCTTAGTGCTCAATGACAGCGCAAAGTGTGAGGAGATTGGTGGTCGTGCACCACGTATGACTAACAAGTACAAGGCTTGGGTTAAGGACTTCCAAGAGGAGGCCGAAGAAAAGAAAGTCAAGCTCATTGGTCAGGACGATTTCAAGAAAGCTCAAGAAATGATTGAGCGATTGAAGGTGACTGGTGTAATGGAGGAGTACCTCATCGGTGATTACCAACACGAGTTCAATAAGGAAATCTCAGGCGTTCCAGTACGTGGATTCTTGGATTGCCTGAACAAGGACTACATCAGTGACCATAAGACCACCCGTAGCCTATCGGCATTCCGTTACGCGGTAAGAGACTACGGTTACGACATCCAAGCTTACATCTACTGTAGCGTGCTGGGTTTGGATAAGTTCTACTGGGTAGCACAAGAGAAGGCGTATCCCTACGTCATCGGTGTTTACCAAGCCAGTGATGAAACCATTGAGAATGGTAAGGTGAAGTTTGATAAGGCAGTAGAAAGAATTACTCGGTACTTGGACAATAACCTTGAGACAGAGACGTTCTACATCAAAGGACTAATCTGATGAATGCACAAGAGCTAATCACACGAGCAAACCTGCACTTCGGTATCGACGTTACCAAGTGTAAGGACTTTGGCAAGGACGGTTTCACTGACCGATGCTTTACAGCATACTATGCCATCACTGAATTGAAGATGCCCTACAAGGAGCTGGCTGATGCCATGGACGAACAGGACAGAACTAAGCTACGCCTCATGTGGCTGTATGCTGAAGGACTTATGGGAGTTGTACAATCCCGCAACCGGTACAAGCAGTTTACATTAACCTTTTAATTTTTTAGACATGGCTGATAACAGCAACGTGTATGTGGGATACACTGAATCCCCACGAGTAAACCAGCGAGTATCATTCACGCTGGAGGAGTTAGACAACCTCAAGCAGTACGCAACTGCAAAGGGTAGAGTTTACATTGATGTTGTCTCTGTCCCAGACCGAGAAGACAATCGAAAGATGAAAGCTTTCTGCTCTGTGTACGACCCGAATAGTCAGGGTGAACAGCAGCGCAAGGTAGACAAGCAAAGCACTTCTGAAGTGCCGTTCTAAATAGTGGTTAGGATATAGATAGACCGCAAGGGGGGAGTCAGTTTCGTGAATTGTTCTGGCTCCCCTCGCTATGCTCTCGTAGCTCAACTGGATAGAGCATCACCCTTCTAAGGTGAATGTTGCAGGTTCGAGTCCTGCCGGGAGTACAAAATTTTATTTCAATGGACATCTTCAGACAAACATACCAAACCTACATCGAGGCTATCGGTGCAGAACCAAACAACTCAAGGACACGGCAGCAAGTAGAGATAAGGGCAGCGTTTGCCAATGCTACATCAGCCTTCTTTCACCACAGCGTGTGTTCAAACCTGTTCAATAAAGACAGGACAACCATCTACCATTACAAGCAGAGTCATGAGATGTATTTTGTCTCAAGCCCTGAATACAGAACGTACTTCGAAACAGCCTCTCGAATCGTACTAGAAAAGCTGGACTCCTTCAAGAAGGAGGACTTAAATTTAGAGGCTCAAAACTTTCTTTCTCCTCATGAGCAAATTGATACAATCAAAGGCATCATCGAAACCCTCGAAACCTTCAAAGACCGAATCCAAATCAGACTCAGACGCTATAAACCCGGAACACTACAAGAAGGGGGGCAAGCAAGTGTGGCAGATGATGATAGATATCTGGGGCAAAGACTCATACATCGCGTTCTGCGAGATGAACGTCTTCAAGTACCGCATGCGGGCAGGGAACAAGCCGGGGAACAGCTTGGAGCAGGACATGAAGAAAGCAAAGTGGTACGAGAACCAGATACAACAGTTGCGCGATGAACAATCAAAAGGTAACCATCTATCCAACAATCTATCGCACACAGGAGGCAGTAATTACATCGCTGGATACAGTTCTAACGAGGATTAAAGAAGGTAAGAGTCAACCAAAGGTTGAACTAATAAGGGAGGGTGACAAAGCTATTAAGCAAGAGCTACCTGCGGTATGTTTTAGTGGAGTCTTTGAGAAGAACAAGCGAAGCGATGACAGCTTAAAGTTTCACAGCGGCTTGGTAATTCTAGACTTTGACCATGTTGACGTAGCAAGAACTAAGTCTGCCTTAGCTGGAGACAAGTACATCATGTCGTGCTGGGCATCACCCAGCGGTGAGGGTGTTAAAGGTTTAGTCGAGATAACAAACACGGAGAGACATCGTGACCACTACCGCTCACTGATTAAATACTTCGACGAGCAGTATGGTCTTGAGTTAGACAGCACCGGAGAGAATGAAAGCCGAGCGTGCTTTGAGTCATACGACCCAGACATCGTTGTCAAGGCTGAGTACGAGAGGTATGGCGGCATGATGTCAGAGCATTCTCAAAATCAAGTCGTTAAAGACTTGTCTGGGAGGACTGACTTCAACAAGATAAACATAGCAGCAGCTATGATACGCAAGGCGGAGGAAGGAGAGAAGCATAACGTCCTTGTCAAGGCTTCCAGTTTAATGGGTGGGTACATTGCCAGTGGCATTGTTGAAGAAGATGTTGCTCGCTGGATACTCGAAAGAGAGATTCAGAAGCGGGACATTGACAATTTGGAGGGGGCTTTACTGACTATTAATGACGGGATAGCAAACGGAAAGAAGCTACCTATCAGTGAGGTCATCAGTAGCGAAGAGAAGATTAAGAGAGACATGAAACTGAATGATGGGGACATGTCCTTTATCAGCAGTGACGATGTTGATTACGATTGGATTGAGCAGTATGTGGATGGCAAGATACCCCTAGGTCTTAGTACAGGAAACCAATTCATGGATGAGAACTTCGTATTCAAAAAGGAGTTCGTTATGATTAATGGTCACAGTAATATCGGTAAGACAACCTTTGCGCTGTGGATGATGGTGGCAAGTTCAATGCATCACAACTGGAGGTGGGTAATCTACAGCTCAGAGAACCGCTCTGCTGCCGTGAAGATGAAGCTGGTTCAGTTTGCGCTGAATAAGAAGATTGGTAGCACCACACACATCGAACGTAAAAAAGCTAGGGACTGGGTTGAGAAGCACTTCGTTGTAATCGACAACAGCAAGACCTACAGTTACATGGACATCATCCTGTTCTGTGAGAAGGTGCACAGGCAGAACCCGATTGACGGCTTGTTTGTTGACCCATACAACAGCCTTAAGATTGAGATGAGTGCTAACCGTGGAGTCGGCCCTCATGAGTATCACTATGAAGCAGCTTCAGAGTTTCTGACCTTCAGCAATAACATGGATGTAGCTGTATGGGTTAACGCTCACAGTATTACTGAGAGCCAGCGCAGGAAAGGCGATGACGGTTTGCAAGTCGCTCCTTACGCAGAGGATACTGAGCATGGTGGAAAGTGGGTGAATCGTAGTGACTGCTTCATCACGTTACACAGAAAGATTCAGCACCCCGATGTTCTCCAGCGCAGGTGTATTGAGATGCATGTTCGAAAGGTTCGAGAGGTGGACACTGGTGGTAAGCCCACTCCCTACGCTCAGCCAATGATTTTTGAATTGAACTCAACACAGAGTGGATTTTCTATGCACGCTCCCAACCAAAAGCTATTCACATCTCTTGGTGAACAACTTGTTGGCAAACAAGAGCACTTCTAACCGTACCTTTTAGGGTATGGCTAAACGCCGGAAGAACTTAACAAGACCAACGAAGGGAAGGAAGCGCAAAGACCTCAGTAGGGGTTCAGTAAAGCTGAAGTCAACTCTTGAGACCTACTGTTACGACAGGTTGAAGGAATCAAAGATTGATTTTGGATATGAGAGCGAGACATTTCAGTTGATGGACTCGTTTAGGTATCCCGGAGTTTACCATAAGTCTACGAGGGGTAAGGATGTTATGACGGATGCGACAAACAAGGTGGTGCTTTCGATTAAGTACACTCCAGACTTTGTTAGCCACGAGAATCGTTTCATTATTGAGACGAAGGGGTGGGTTCCATCACAGCACACTTTTCCTTTAAGGTGGAAGCTGTTTTTAAAGTACATGTCAGACAATGACATGGATGACTACATGCTTTTCATCCCTAAAAACAAAAAGCAAATAGATGCCGCGATAACAATCATACTGAACCACATCAATGGAGAAGCAAAAACTTAGTCAGCTCTACAGCTACTGTACTCAGGAGATACAGAGGTTGACTACGGAGCTGTACGAGCAGCTTCACGACAACAAGGGTGCACCAGTCACGAACTGGGAGCAAACGCTTGACGACGTAAGAAAGTACAAGAAACTAGTAATCTTGGAGCTTGAAGCAATGAAGCACGCTCTTAGGGAATACATAGAAGAATCAGATGGCGAGCAGCTTCCGTAAAGACCTTGAGTTCGGTAATAGGATAGAGCTTGCTTGGATGAACTTCATGGGGGACAAAACCCTAAAGACATACGAGCAGTCAAAGGGTAAGGAACCCGGATGGGATATCGTTGAGTTAAACGACAAGGTTTACTTCGAGGTCAAGTGGGATACCAAATCATCGGCAGCTTGGTCTTCATACGGAACCCGTAGAGACCCCACTGGTAACTTGTTTATCGAGTACGTAAACCCAAGTGCGGATAAAGACAGTGGGATTCGAGCGTCAATTTCAAAGTACTGGGTCTATGTGGTTAAGTACGCACCCAATTCTTTAGTTGATGAGAATAGTTTCGGTGACTACAAAGCTCATGCACATCTATTCAATCGCGAAGCCCTACTAAAATTCTGTGAGTCAAGCAACTTAAATACACGCGACACAAAGAGAGATGTAGGTAAAGGCATGCCGGTAAATGCTCGTGGTTGGATTCTCCCTTGGGACATTGTTAATGAATCGAAAAAAGACAGCGGATGGTTGGCTGTTTATGACATCTCTGACTATCTTTCTCTTCCGATTTTAACACAATGAAAAAGATTATTAACAAAGAGTTTGGCGTTCTTCATGAGGCCATCGAAAGCATTCTTCATGTTGAGCTGATTACAACATGCCGAAACAGAGAGAATGTAAATGCCCGTATGATTTTCTCCAAGATTTTACTGGACAAGGGCTACACTACGGTGGCTATTGCTAAGTACTTAAGTAAGACCCACTGCACTATCGTTCATTACAAGAAACGATTCGACGGATACATTCTGAATGATAAAAGACTGAAGGGTTCTTACGAAAGCGCAAAGGCAGTGTACTTCGGTAGCTTTGACCCAGTGTTTGACATGAGTAACAAAGAACTCAAGGACGAGGTGTTCAACCTCAGAAAAACAATCAAGTCACTAGAGAATGATGTCACCGAAGCGAAGGAATACCTGCGCGAAGTGAAAGAGAAGTACGTGTGGAAGGGTGGGTTTGATGGGATACAGGAATTGCTGCATCAAAAGTGTCCGATTGGAGAAGAGACGAGTGTACAACGCGCCCTTAATAATTACTTAAATGGATTACACTACTGAAGACCTTGATAAAGTTCTAGGTTTCAAGACTTGGACAGACAAACAAAAGATGGACGAACTCCTTAGGATGGACTGTGCTTTGCACTGCGCCCTAGGAACGGATTCAACAAAGGGTGAGCGGGAGGCCGTTAAAAGAGAGTCTCGAAAGATTTACAAAGCAATCAAGACGTTTGATGAGCAGAACGGGGAGATGTTCTTACGAGTAATGGATTTGAAATGAAGACACGACCCACTAAAGAGTTTATCGCTGGTCTCAACAAGTTCAAAAGGGACTATCTTATTGAGGTGTTGGCAGAGAACGATGCGCTACTAGCTGATGGCTTCGAGGAAGCTTTGGTTGGTCACACGCAAGGGGGAAACATCGTAGCTGTGTACGATTACGACACCTGTGTTTCAATCCTAATCCATAGAGACGGTATGACGATTGAGGACGCTGTTGAGTTCATGGAGTTCAACGTCGTTGGTTCATACGTCGGAGAAAAGACTCCCGTGTTTATCTCGTATGGTTGAGCTCTCGGTAACAACGGGAATGATTCTTCGTGCAGAGCAGCGTGCAGAAGAAATGGGTGCACTGAACAATAGTATTACCGAGGGAGAGGCAAACCTAGAAGCTTTCATTGCAGAGCAGGCGGTGTCAGAGCATCTTAAGCAGAGGATTGAAGACACCTACGATTACGATTTGTTTTGGGCACCACATGGCCACGTCCTTACAGCTGACATCAAGACCAAGCGAAGAACTAAGCTGCCGTCTCCCTACTTCGATTGCCACATTGCAGACACTAGCCTGCATCAAGAATGCGATACATACATCTTCGCATCCATAGTCAAGACGGATAAGAAATTCAGAGTTTGGGCATTGGGTTGGATAACCAAGAAGGATTTCCTCGGCAAAGCCAAACGTGTACGCAAGGGAGACAGAGACGGAGCCTTTGTTGAGCACGTTGACGCTTACAAGTGCAAGGTGTCAGAGCTCTGGCGAATGCCATAAAGATGTATATTGCATTGCGTTACGCCGGATAGTGCATAGCGAATTTTGGTTACCTTTCAGACCCCTGCTCTTCGGAGCGGGGGTTTTTGTTAGCCACTACAGGACTCGCAGTCCTCAGGGCTTTCGATGTTGCAAGTGATTTCCCCCGATTCAATCTTGTCTTCTGACTCTTTAAGTTTCTTTGGGTCAAGGAAGCTGATATCAAATTCTTCTTCTCTCATTTTGCTCTAGATTTTTCAATGGTTCGTCCTGCAAAGTAAGCACCAAATGATGTAAGCATAAGTATCTCAAGGAGAGACACGTAGCTGTCTTTCACGTTGAAAGGAAGGTTGTCCATAGAGTCTAACACCATGGTCATTACAAACATTACCATCAAAGCAATAAGCGTTACTGGCCTAATGTACTTAGCTAGCTTCACGTCGCTACCCATGTCAGCCTTCCAACGCTCAGTCACGTTGTTCTGGTAGGCAATCTCTGCGTCAACCTTTGCCCTGACTTCTTCTGGGTCTATGTCAGGGTATTCCCTGTCAATCAAGTTCTTCACCATGCCGAGTGCCCCGCTATCTGGAAGCAAGTCTCCCACGGTGTCGAGTACATTGGGTGCAGCCTTGGCAAGCCACTTACCTAGTCCGGTGTCTTTGATTTTCTTTTTATCAGCCATCATAATCAGTGTATGTGATTGTACATTCCTCACACTCCAGTGCCGCTGCAATGGGAGGGTAAACTCTTTTGTATGCTGCGGTCGAGCCACCGACAAATCCAGTGGACGCGATGTTCTCCGTCTGGGTATTGCCAAGCAAGAGGCACCCACTAGTATCGTCCTCATCGTTGCCGCAATGAATAAGGATGTGCTTGAAGTTAGGTACATCTAATACCTCAAGCATTCCCTTGTGCATTTCACCAAACCTTTTAGTGTATCTGTCGTGGTATCCACCCCAAGTCTTCAGCCTTAGCTTGTATGTTCCCGCAGGGATTCGGGTCTCATGCATGACCTTCTCTTTTCTATCCTCGTCCTCAAGGGTGAAGCAAAGAAACTCACGGAACTCTGTCCCGTTGCTCACATCAAACAACAGCCCCAGCGTGTCCCGCTCTTGGCTGCTAAACCTCATTACTTCTAGTTTCATTCTTCTACGGATTCTATGTACTGCTCCTCAACATAGAACGAAGGTCTGACGATGGCCAGATAAGAGTCAATGAATGTCTTGAACTTTTCAAACTCTTGCGGCTCCATGTCTTGACTCTTCCCTCTGAGGTAGGCGTAGTAATCTCTAGCGTTCTTAAGTTGCTTAGGTAGCTTTCGAGCCTCTCTGATGTATGACTTGTAGTCCTCTGGGTATTCATCCTTCATCACCTGCTCCGCCACCAATGGCTTGACAGAAGAGCGGAAGCTGTCAGCGGCACGCTTCTTATCAAACACAGATTCTTTGTCTTCGATGACCTTCATGATTCTCTCCTCACCTATGACCTCTCCCTCAAGGTTGTTGCCATACTTTTCTGCAATTACCTCATACGCAGCGAGTGCCTCCTCGTTGGACAACCTCCTGTCTTTTGGTAGGTCATCCATTTCACGGACAAGAACATCAATCTCTTTACTAGACAGCCCAAACATCTGACCAGCAAACAAAAATGTCTTCATGTAGTAGTGTAACTCCATTGCCTCTTTGTCTTCTGGTCTAACGAAGTACTCCGTCCCGTTGCTCGACACCACGCGGTTCGGTGGTAGCGCAAGGTTTTCCGCAACCGTTCTAGCATCGTCAAGGAAGTCTCCATACGGGCCAAGGAATCTAGTGAACCCTTGAGTTACATCCTTCGGGGCAGACTTGTAGTACATCGGAGCACCCTTGCTTAGCCTTGTCCATCTTTCGTATCCATCATCATCACCTAAATCAAAATCACCTTCCATCATTACATCGTAGGGATAGAAGAGGAACATGTTTAAAGCACCCTTGACTTGATTGTCAAAGATTCCCATTGGCGGGAGCGGATTCGCATCGACAACCACCTGAGATAAAATGTCTCTCCATCTCGAATCTTTTGGCATCTCCTCTTCGTCGTCGTCGATAAACATACTGGAGATTGCAGGAATCAAAACCTTTCCGATGTAAGCAAAAAGAGTAAGCTCAGCAGCGTGCCCAAGCATAGCAATACCACCCTCTTTTTTAGCTTGCGCATCACCCTTGTAGATTCTCATTGCATCCGACGAGATGCTTCGCTTCTTGTTTACGGCGAATCTTGAGAACGGAAGAAGAATGTTTTGTGCGAGGTAGGCAATGATAGATTTCACACCTTTCTCCTGCATGTATAAATCAGCCGCCTCTCTTGGAGTAGATGCCGCTTGGTCTTTGTTCACCATTGCGTCAGCATAACTCAATGCTGTAGAGTTGGGGGTAACGGCTTCCGCGTCCCAGTCAATCTGGTCAAAGCTTTCAACGACACCTTCGGTAATTAAGGCATCACCGTAGAACGTAAACCACGATGCTACAGCCGCAACCTTGTCAGTGCCCTTAAGGTTCTTCAAGCTTATATCACTCATAGTCCTGACAATCTTTTGAAGGTTGCCTTCATCAAGGCTCATCCTCCCTGTGTATGGGTCGATGTTACCTGCCTCGTAGTCCCTCTGGAATACAGGAGAGTTTTGAAGTAGTTTGTACCTACCGTCATCAAGAGCAAGCTTAGCGTCTTTGCCCGCTAGAGTCTTCAAGGAGAAGTAAACCATCTCCGATAAGGTTGTAAGCAGATATGGGATAGATTGAATTGGGTTCTTAGTCTGAAACATGACCGACGTAAGGACTGTACTCTGCTTCAGAGTTTGAATACCGAAGCTACCGAATGCCCTTACGATGACCGCATTACGAAGCAGGTTGATAGGATTGATGAATCTAAAACCAATAGCCTTGAATGTAGGCTGGAATACTGGAGGAACCTTACCAGTGTCTTGCTGCACATACAGCATGATTTTTCTCTCAAGCTCCATGCGAACTTTAGCATTCGGGATAAAGGCTTTCATTGCGTCGCTGTTCAGGACATAGCTTGAACGGACAACTGAACCAACGGTGTTGGATAATATGATGTTGTCTCTCAGCGTCCTCTCGTTAACAGATAGAAAATCAAGACCGATTCTATTCTTACCCTTGAGTGAACGAGGATTTCTCTCGAAGCTACTTCCAGCCACCTTCTTGGTTTGAGACAGTGAACTACTTGCTAATGCATCGTTCAATGAAATCCGTAGACTAAGCATGTCATCTACATCTCTTGAGCCTGTCTCTGGAATAACCTCAAATGCCGTATAGTTATCCTCAACAACCAACTCCTTGCCAAGATATCTCTCGACGTAGTTTCTAAACGCTGGCATGAGGCTGGAGTGAATGTCCGACGTAAACTGAACCATCTCCACTACGTCCTTACGTTCAGACTCAACCCGAGCAATCATTTCTGAAAGAGTTTCAGCCTGACCAAACATGTAATTGAATGCATCTTCAAACTCATCAATCTCTTCATTAGAGAAAGACTGCTGCTCGGAGTAGTAATCAATCGTTCTGCGCATAGAGTTTCGAAGCTCCAAGTACCAAGCCGCCTCAGCTTGGCCACGCTCACCCTCAAACTCAGGCATCTGCTTAGCCATAGAGTACAGCTGCATAATAGCTCTGTCCATTCTGGTTGTTACGCTTCCCCCATCTTCGGTAATTCTGTTAATCTCATTCTCCAACAACTCAACCACCTGACTGTGAATGAAATCCGCATTAGCAAAGTCATTGGTTAGCTGTGCCAAACCGATAGCAACCCTAAGCTTTGCGAAGGTTATCCTGTCTGTTGGAATCACATTAGACAGATAGGAGTTTACAGTATCTAGCATGCCAAAGAACGCACCCTTTCTCGCTTTCAATCCCTTACGCCTTACAAGCTGTTCGAGCTTGCTAGGCATGTCGATATTCCCCTGAACCAAAGCGTGCATGTATCCGATGCCATATACCGAATCATTAATGAGGTAATCGTCAAGCCTGTAATCAAGGTTGATGATGTGATGTCTCTTTAGTTTATTGAGCCTTGCTCTGAGCTTATCAAAGTCCAAGTCTGCCACGCTGTAGATACCAAGGATGTCCGCAATTTGCGTATCCTCTAGGAGTTTCTCAATGTTGGCTACAATCCTTGGTAGTAACACGTCATTAATAATGGCATCCTTCTGTAGCTCCTCTTTCGTTACAGCCTGTTCAGCCAGAATCTGAGTAATCAAATCAACATGAGCCGGGTTGCTCGCATTAAGGACAACAGTATCACCCGTATCTGGGTGTTGGATTGTTGGGTTGTCATCAATGAACTTAAGTATAGCTCTGCGGCTAGAAGACAATCTACTCCTCTCGTAATTCTGAACCAGCTTCTTATACTCCTCCTCTACGGTGGTGTTGTTCTTTGCTGCACGCAGCTGAGCGCGAGCCATGAAAACAGCCTGTCTACCCAGCTCCTCCATCGCTTGATAGTTGCTAAGCTTATTGTACAAAATACCAGCCTCGGTCTTAGGGAAAGCAACACCAACATAGGCCTCAATCTCTGGCTCAAAGACAGCCTTGGCCTTGGACATTGAGCTGATGGTTGACATCAGTGTACTGACGAATCCTTCCAGCTCGTTCTGAGGAAGAAGTGCAGGGTTGATTGAGGCTAAACCGTTTGCAATCTTCGCGTAGGTAGTTACGTTTTTTGCTGCACCGCTTCTACCCTTTGGCCTAGCCATTCTTTTGATTCGCTTCTGCAACTTCTGAGCATGCTTGATGCCGTCTAGGTATCGCTGCATCTCAGCCTTAGAGTCTCTCTTATCAAAGATGACAGAGATTTTGTCGATGAAGGTTTGCATAGCCTCCATACCCTGCTCCTCAATCTTCTTTCCGCTGGTTTTGTGCGCCTGTCGGATGGCCTTAACCATTGCTGTAATTTGGGAGCGGGTGAAGGGAGTCTTTGAATCCTCTTTCATGCGCCCATCAATCAGTTCAATCGCCTTAGTCAAGAACTCATTAAAGGTCTTGGACTTATCCTTCAGTTGAGTGAGAGCTTTCTGTAAGTTCTTTGCCTTGGTTCCCATCTTTCGGGTCTCGGCTGCATTAGCCATAGCTACACGCATACCCTCTTTCTTCCCTTGAGAACGCCCCTGCTTATAGGCTACAGCTTTCTTGAACAGCATATCAGCCCCCTCCTTAGAAAGACCCATGTCCATCAAGGTCTTAATAACCTCAGGCTTGGCGTAAGCAAAAGCATCTAGCTGTTGAGATTCATCCAACCCTGTAACAGGATTCTTTCTGCGCTTATCTCTGGTGATGATAGGTGACGGGTATGCCTTATCAATCATTTGAGAAACCTTCTTCAGGAAGCTACCTTGAGCTTTAGATTCTGAGTCAACGATAGCTTGAGCCTTGGGTCTAGTCTTACCAAAGCCATAAGCCGCCTGAAGCAATCCCATACTTCCCTTCCACCTGCCGTCAATAGCCTTGCGTTCGTTTGCATCACTCCTTCGAACACCATCCTTCGTGGCATACTCACCGTCAGCAAGCTTGGCCTCCATGAAGTCCGACCTACTGAGGCCTGTTTCGTTGTCAAGCATCACATCGTTGACATGAGGTTTGTCTGCGAACAAGTGAATCTTTGGTGTCTTTTTATTTCCGCCAGCATTTCTCATGACCACGGCAGCAGGGAATGCCTCGTTGCCCGGCATCATGTCAACCTCAAGGTCTGAGTCAACCTCGATGGCGGCGTACACCACATCTTTAGGAACACCTTGAAGGTGACCCTCAATCATAGAGAGAACAAGTGTCCTCTTGAGCGTGCTTCCAACTTGGGATTTTGTAAGCTTGCTTACACCCGTAATTTCTTTTACTTTATCGAGAGACTTAGGGTTTTCTCTAATCACAGACATGCGCCCGAGGTTAGCGAACAGCTTATCCATGTAAGCCCTCCTTAATTCAAAGGATGTGTTGTCAGTTCTGCGAAGACTTGCCTCCACAGCCGAACGAATGTCTGCTCTCTTTCCCTTGAACTTAACCTTCTCACCGTATCTACCTTCTTTCTTTGCTGGTAGTGCATCAATGATATCATTCAAAGAGTCTACGATAAGTTTGTCGATTTGATTTTGCGTAAGGATACCTTCCCCTACTAACCTATCCATGAGGTTAAGACCTGCCTCCATTGTGGTGATGTTACTCTTCACCTTGTCGTCAGTTCCACTGACAAGCAAAACATGAACCTTACCGTCAGGAGACTTAGCCCTCATCTTGTTGACGGTATTCTTGAATGCGCTAGCGTCTCCCTTTTGTCCAAACGCCCATGTGTTCTTTGTTCGAACTGGATAAAACAATCCGCCTCCGCCTTCAGCTAAGACTTCTTCGTCAAGAAAAACAGTACCAACAAGCATGTGGTCTGGAGATGATACTATCACCTGACTCTCATTCAGCACCTCATCAAACACGGCATTGTGAAGTACGACACTAGCACTCTCTTCAAACTCACCATCTTCTACCGCGTATCTGTTTGAGATGCGACCAAATTTCTGAGCCTTGTTGCTGAAAGACACCTTGGTGTCCATGCCGTCTTGACCCGGAAGGATGTGCTGAAACTTAATCGGCACGCCGTCCTTAGTGACCATGCTAAATCGTTCGTCAGTTACAGGAACTTTTTCTACGTCTTTAGCAAGGACGAGAGCACCAATCTGAATAACCTCAGATGCGCTTACAATAGGGTTGCCGTCCCTTTTGTCATAGAACCAGCTGTGACGGAAAGGGTTCATGCCCACCTGCACCCATCCCTCGTGCTTTCCTACAGGGTGGTCTGAGATGTTGTACTGGTCGCTATCCATGATGTCTACCGCACGTTGGCGGAGCTGCTGTGAATCGTGATTCCTCCAGTCGCCAAACATGCGGGCAATAGGACTCTTGCTTTTCTCTGTTGCAATTTGAAATGCGAACTTCGGCATGGCAAGGAACTCAACATCACTAATCAGTCCCGTTTGACCATACCCAATAGAGCCCCCCATGTTTGGAGACCTCACGTCATTCGTAGAGCCTTGGTGAATGGAAACAACCCACACATCGTAACTGTCGTATGCAGGTATGTCCAAACGAAGCGCAACATAGTACCCCTCAGGGATGGTCTTGTTTACGTCAATGATTCCAGCGTTTAGCTTATTGGATGTAAGGGCACTACCAACATCTAGTATGCTTGGAACCTCGGGAACAGTGGGGAACGGAGTAATTGGTGACTCCCTCCTGATAATCTCAATGAACTGCTCTTGATTGATTTCTTGAGCAGCGTAGCTCTTGAGAGCCTCTACGACAATAGGCTTTCTTTTTTGACGTTGACTGTCCGGAAGCAAGAGTTCCTTCTTCCTTTCCTCAAGCTCAGTCTGGGTGAGGTTAGCCTTGGTGAGAAAGTCCTCTAGTCCGGGCTTGTTTTGAAGCTCTCTAACGAATGCCTGTGGCTTACCGTTGGCAAGACCTTCTGCATAGTTGAATGCATCGTCGTATTCATCCATACGGATACCATCCCCAACCTTACCCTCACCCTTAACGAAGAACACAACGTCCGGCTTGTCTATTAGCGGTGAGTCAGCGTCATTCCAACCCTCTGGTGCAAACTCTTCATTGAAGTCAAGCCTAACGACTGGCCTCCATCCATTGTTCACGTAAAGACTCTCAAGCTTTGTAGCAAAAGCATCGTAGAACTTACCTCCCTCCCTTGCTCTGATAGCTTGAAGAGGTGCGCTGATTGCCCTTAACTGTGAGTCAGGGTTCTTAAACAACCCACCCATGTATCCATCAGATTTAAGGTACGCCCCACCAAGCCCATCCTTAGTCATGAACAGCTTACCTCCGTCGTCTATGATTTTCTGTGCGTCCGCCTCCGATAGAGCATCGACCTGAAGAACCATCTTCATCTTGAGCTCCTTCATTCTGTCCGTGGCTTCAGCCATAGAAGCAGCCCATCGACCCGCATCAGTAACCTCTTCTACATCCCTGTTCCTAGCGTAGATACCTTGAGCCTTGGTATCCATATCCGCGAGCTCCACCATCATGGCGTTATACCCAGCACGAACAGCTGCATTACGCAAGTCTTCGGTAGCTGTTACCGCCTCTCCAGCCGCTAACTGACCAGTCATTTTTTGAATAGCTGTAACAAGGTCATCGAGCCTAGGGTCGGCTTCCGTCATGTCTACCTCAACACCCGGGATAGTATTTACGGCCTTAGCAACGAAGTCTTTGAACTGATTTACCAAACCTTTCTTTACCTCAATGCCCACATCTCCAGTTGTAATGTCTCCAAGTAACTCAACTAAGAACTCCTCAGCAGTCATGGGGTCACCCTCCATCGCTTGAGCTTGCTTTGTCTTAACTCCTCTTTGACCAGCAAGGAAGTTGTTGTACTTCTTCCGCAGCTCTCCAGACAGTCCCTTGTACAAAGAGACTGACAGCTGTTGTACCGCATCCTCTCCTATAGACTCAAGAACAAGGTCGTGAAATGCCTCGTGGAAAGATGTGTTTTCCATGGCGGCTGGAGCATAGATGTGAATCTTACCCTTGCCTACCCACATTCCGCGACCAAGAGCTTCTCCCGTCGCGTTCATAAATGATGTGTCCGTCTTGTGAATTACAACGCCTTCGAACTTACCAGTCTTAGACAGTGCTTTGGCTACAGTTACGACATTCTTAAGGGCACGCTTCATACCCACCCCAGTGCTTAGCTTTTCAACTTGGTCAATCCTATTGAATGTTACTTCATTAATAGCATCAAGAACAGAGTCTGCGTTTTCTCCAGTAACGGTAGTAGATTCTGAGTCACCTTCGAACAGAGAGCCGTAGTCGTTGTAGTATCTGTCAATCTTAGAGATTCTACCGCTGACACGATTGAACTCTTTATTGATGTCAAGGTCGTACTCCATGCCAAGCTCCTTCTCAAGCTTGGTCCTCTCCTCAAGCAACGCAACCATCTCTGCTTTAAACCCATCTCTTGTCTCACCCTTTTCAGTTCTCTCAAACTGTAACCCCAGTTGGATAATCTTCTTCTGGATACCCGTCAACTGAGACCAAGCCTCGTTGTTGTTTTCATGTAGGTCTTCGTAGAACTTTCTTCTGTTCCGGTTTCGAGTAGCCCTGCCCATTACAGCTGCCTCCAACTTCCTACCAATCTCTTGTCTCGTGGCTTGGTCTGGAGCTGTATCGTATTCCTTAGTGAGCTTCTCGATTTGAATAGCGTCACGCACTGAAGGCAGCGATGTTACAGCCATAGCTCCCGCGTAGATAGCACCGGGAATTTGAGCCGTAACGGAAACACCACCACCAAGAGCGATACCACCGTACACCCCGTCCTTTACGTCAGCCATCATGTCATCAAAATCAAACTCCACGTTGGGGTTGAATGATGCACTTGTAATGTACTGAATGCCCGCAGTAACACCTTCGGTAACACCCTCCTCAATCATACCAATACCAGTTGCCTTTAGAAGACCCTTAACAAAGTTCTCCTTACCAACTTTAGAAAGCCTCCCTAATGCTCTTGAGCTAATGTTTGCAGCGACTAGGGCTGGCAACCCCTCGGCAACACCCATGATTGAGGTGTATGCGGACTTCTCCGCACCGCTCATTTCCTGAAACCACTCCTCGTCTCTTACGGCGTTGTACTGTGTGCCCATACCCATGGCACTGGTGGCGGTAAACATACCTGCGGTCCGGCTTATTCTGACAATCTTCTTTGCCTGAGATACAGTCTTACCAGCAGCCATAAACTGTCTGGTCTTTGCAATTTGCTCAGCTCGACTCAGCCCCTTGAGTGAGGTTCTAAGCTGCGAAAGTCCTGTGCTTCTTGAGGCTGCCCCTCTAGTGAGTACCCCCGCAACGATTGCGCCACCCATCATAGGAACAGATTCACCCCCCATTCTGAGGTAATCATTAATCAAGTCGTCAAGCTCTCCATCATCTCCCTTAAGAGACAATACCTTGTCTGTTTTCGCTGCAAGTCTTTCTAACGAAATAGGAAGTTCCTTTGCAATTTCTTCAGCCTGCGCACTCCCCTCTTCACCGGCACGAATCGCCCATTGTGTGAACCAGTTGTCGTCCCCAAACATTGAAGCGACCGCATCGCCAAGTATGAAGTTGCCACCAGCCATGGTCTCTTTCCACGCCTTGGATACCGAACGCCCAAACCCAGCAAATGCACCACCCTCAACGACCTCTACACCGCCGATGTATTTGTCTTCGTTCAGGTCAACTGAGAGCCCGTAATTATCATACAGATATCTCTCGTAATCACTTACTTTCTTAGGGTCTTCGAGAATGGATTGAGGTAGGTTTTCCCTAAGCTTAGCACCAGACCTAGTGGCAATGCCAGCTCCTAAGTCTTGAAGAGATTTAGACACCTGATTCTTAAGTGGAACAGGCATTAGGATGCTCTCTCCCTCAAGCTCTGGATTTCCAGTAAGGTCTCTGTAAACCTCATCAGTTACACCACCCAAAACCCTTCTATTGATTTCAAAGTCAGGGTCACCCTCTTCAATCAAGAAGTCTACAAGTTCTTTTTTCGCTGTAAACCTTTCGTCCTCGGTTGTTGATTGGTTAAATGCGTTTAGAAAATCTTGATAGCTACCTTGACTATTCTCATAGTTGACAATATCCGTAAACTTGGATACATCAAACTTTTCGTAAATCGTTTGTAGGTATGCGTTGTCAAAAGACGTGGCATAATCATTCAGGATGTCCGCCTCAAACTGCGGAACTCTTACATCATTTATCCTCGGTGCCGTAAGAAAATCCGAAAGTGCAGTGTCTTGTTCTCCACCCAGAGATGTAGGTGAACTTGAATCCAATGAATCCACCTCCGAAACCAAGGGAGATTGTGAAGTTTCTTCTTTTTTTTTTTGACTATTGTACTGGGCAATAATCGCTAGAAGTTCTGCTTCAGAAGCACCATTAGCCTGCGCTTCAGTAAGCAGTGCCTTTAACTGTTCGTCCATGCGTCAAAAATACGGATTATTCCTGACCTTCCTCCTGTTGAGCTAAGAACTCACGTAGAATCACTTTTGTAGCTGCCTCCTCCAAAATATCCCTACCAATTCTTCTACCTGTCGGCTGGTCAACAGCACGGAATTTGCTGTTAATTAGCTCAAACCTTGGGTCGAATGTAAATACAGTTTCTGTGCTTAGGTCAAGACCTTCAATATCTTGG